CCCCTTCAACGGATCGATGGCGTCGGGAGACATCCGGAAACACCTGTCGGCTTCGGCGTTGGTGCGGAGACGAATCCCGCTGAGTGCGCACCGCCCGCGTTGCTCCTTCAGCAGCTGTCGCAGGTGCCGCCAGTAGTCGTTCGCGGTCTCAAAGCATTGCCGGCACGCCTCGTCTCTGCGATGAGAGTTCCGTTGGCGTGATTGTACAGCGTCGTATTCTTTCCTTTGTGTCCTGTTTTGCTTTCGTACTCGTAGGCGGCCGTCGACTCGTCGTCGCGTTCGTCGTCGTGTTTGGCCATCTCGACCCGCACCTGTTCAATGTCAAACGGGCCGCAACCCACGTTCGAGCACAACGCCACCAAACGAATGTTGGCGAAAACGTCGCTCGGATCGGGGAAATGAATGAAATACTTGCCGTTGGCGTGGCGATTGCGTTTCCGGTCCAACGAGAGTTTGAACAGCCCGCCGAAGGCCCGCAACCGTATGCCGTTCTTCAAATACCCACCGAAGTCGTCGCGACTCCCCAACTTGACCATTTCGATCGCTCGCGGGGCCAGCTGCTCGGCGAGGTCGTGGACATGGACGTTGCTCATTTTTTCGAGTTTTTTTCGGTCCGCCGCGGACACGTTGGAGTGCTCTTTGTCGTGTTTAACGCAGCTGGCCACCATCTGTTTGAGAAATTGCCACTGTTCGTTGGTCAGATCGATCGCATCGGGTTTTCGCAAATTCTTTTTTGGCAAGCGGTTGTGCTTCGCCGTTTGGTGCCCAAGCATGTTACTTTTCGTACTGAAGTCTTCGCCGCACTGATCGCACACAAACCTGTCGGTGGACACGTGTATTTTAAAATTGCTCGGGTACCCCGCAGCGTACGTGCATCCGTCTTTGCCGCATTGGCCTTGGCAGATGAATCGATTCTTTCGCCGCTTCTTTCGCCGCCGCTTGACGATCGGCAGCGGGATTGCCGAGCGCTTCATTTTGTTCATGGTTTTGACTTTATTTGATACACTTTTCTCTAGTGCGCACATAGATGAAATCAATTTTATTAGTACAGAGTCGCCAGGTGTTACAAAAAAAGTTTTTTTGTTTTGTTTTTGGTTTTTGGTCTTCTGTCAAAGTGTAAATCTACCCCCGCAAAATTTTTGAAAAACAAGATGTTTCTGACACACTACGCAGACACCATTGAGTGGCGAAAAAGCACCTCGCACGTGGAGTGGAACTTTATCGCCTCTGGTGGAGAGTTAACAGACGCTCGCTTCAATGGCTACATTCGTGTGCATCAACGCATCACTCAAATCACGAACCTGTCGGTCTATATGCACCAGAATTCGGTCGGGGTCGAAGGTGTTTGTAAATTCACGGCCACCGGAAAATTTGCAAACGATCGGGTGGTTTTGACGGGCTTGACGGACGACTTTAACATTGTGGAAATGAAACTCGTTCATCCCAACCCACACAAACACATTGGCATAACGTTTATGGCGGCGACCGGTCGGGTGATTTGCTTGACTTTTACAGAGTTTGAACAACTGAGACAGGAAAACAAGGACGAATCGATGGAGCTGGGGCGCACGCATCTGTTGACGGCCAACGGCATCGTGCCAATCGCTTGGCAAGCACTTCCAGAGGCCGGGGTTCGAGTGTATCGGTTTGATCAATTGAAGTAGGAAAAATAAATAAGCAATGAACATTTTAGTTTTCTTTGTTGTTGTTTTATTGTTATGCTGGCAATGAATCCACGTTGGGGCAGAACGTCCCGGCATAACGTTCGCGACGGTACCTCGGTCGGTGCGCGGCGGGCCGTGGCGATCGAAACTGCTCGGGGGCGGGGACGCGCTTGTGCCACACGTCCGCGTGCCCGCACCGGCACAAACTCCTTGTTTGTCCACGGTAGCGCTCACACGAGCAGCTGTTGAACTCACAAAAACCTCTCTTAGACATAGGAGTGTTCCGGGCTCCCCACCGGCGTGGTGCTGGTCTTCGACGCCACTCGCTTCTTCGATACACTCGGAATCGTGATCGGTTGGGTGTGACCGGCACCGACCCGAGTGTGCCGCGTCGTCGGCGCTTGGTGCACTTGTGAAAGTCTGCGCCGACCGACAAAAGGCAGCGTCAAAGTTTTGTTCGCCGAAAGCACGTTTTTCATGGTCTACTCCGTGCTTGGTAGTACAAATACTTTTACATAAGGCAATTTATTTTTTTCTTCTCACAAGTGGAGTTGAACGAAACCGTGGGGCGTTCACGTAACACTTGGACTTTCTTTTTTTCGTTTTGGCGGAGCGTCCAAAAAAATGTTGGCTAAAAATAAAGGACGCGAATGCAGTATGTGTGGCGGCTCTACGTCGCGCCGACGGCCGACACGGTGCTGAGCGCCGTGTACTCGACCGGGTTCTTTCTGTCTTCCCTGACTTCCTACATCTACCCCGCCCGACTGACGCTGGAAGAGAGCATCGAGCAGTTGCTGAGCGTTCGGGAAAGCGTTCGCACACGTGAACATCAGCTGAGAGAGGACATTACGCAGCACGAGCGTCGAGCCCGGGAGTGTGTGGAGACGACGCTGATCCGCGAAGCCCGCATGAGCATCAAGTTTAAACTTATTTACGAGGCCCAACTCGACCGCGTGCAGCGTACGCTGACCGCACTGGAAACTCATCTGCTGACGCTGCAGAACGCCGTGCTGAATCGGCAAGTATTTACAGTGTTGCGCTGCGGCAATCGGGCACTGTCTCCAATCGACGAGGACATGGCAGAGAACGTCGTGGAAGACCTGCACGACCTTCAGGAAAGGACAAACGACATCCTTCAGCTGCTGTCCGTCTCGGACGCCGTGGAGGCCGACGACGACACTGTGGAGTCCGAGCTGCGACGCATGCAGAGCAGCGATTCAGAAGGAGTCGTCATTGTTAGTGAGTCTCCGCAAGTGTTTCTGCCTCCTGTGCCGACGACCACGCTCCCATCCGTGATCCCCCCATCCACGGCAGTCATCGAGCAATAAAAACAGACACAAAAAAAAACAACAAAAACAACAAAACAGAAACCAGGAAAGAAACATCATGTGGCCGGTGAGTGCGGTGTTTCTGTTTCCGGTGATGGGCACGTGGATCAAGGACGCGGGGCATGCTGGGCAAAGACCAGACTGCGAAAAAGTGGCGGTTCAGACCAACGGCAACGCGTACGTGTATGGTCCGCTGGAACGGTGTAAGCTCAAATGTGAACAAGAAAGCACTGGGACGTGCAACGTTGTTTCTCGGTACGAACAAAACAACAAACTGGACACCTCCAACTGGCACTGCTACACCTACGCCTGCACGCACGTTGAACGTGTGCGATGGGTTGCCCAGACCAGCTGGGGCCAAGGCGCCGACGGAGCCACGGCACATTTTCGATTGTTTGAACAAAATCAGCCCAACGGGGCAAACAGGACGCAGTGGGTAAACAGGACGCGGTGGGTCAATAGGCTACGGTGGGTCAACAGCATACGGTGGATTAACAAGACACGGTGGTGGAATCGAACGTGGGACCCACTGCGGTGGCGAAACCGGACGTACCGGAACGACCGTGCACCGAACGACAAAGAGGAAGCAGACGATGGAGTTGTTGAGGAGCGCACCGTTGCCGCAACGAACGACAGTGCTTTTATGTTTATGATCGTTCTGTGCACCACCGTCGCCGTCGTTCTCTGCTACAAGGAGTGCAGACGTGGATCGAACGGTGCGTCGTTGCGGCCACCGACGTTGGAAATGATGGTCGTGGATGCGGTGCCGGTGGTCGTGGCGGGGCAGAACATGTATGCCGAAGCGGTCTTGGCCGATAGAACAGAACACACGTAATAAAAAAAAATACATAAAATTCTTCGGTTTACTTTACAAGTCTAATTTCATCGTTTCGTAAATCTGTCCGGCATCCAGTTTGCCGTTCGCTTGACGCACCGCGGCCGGCACGTACGTGTCAAAGTAAAACGTGCTTAATTTGGGAAACAAGTCGTTTTCAAAATAATTTTGATCGAACGGAATGTTGGTGATTTGGGTCTCCTCGGACGTCCAAACCACAAAGTCACACGACGTCATGGGAACGCCGTTCAGGTTGAAAAGCCCCATTCCTCCTTGAATTTGATCGAAGTAGTACTTTGGAATGGGGCCACGGGCGCCGTTCTGCAACTTTTCCTGACGGTAGAATCGGCTGTCACCGGCCCGACGGTGGCGGAGCGACCACGGGCATTTGATCTCCAGCAGACGCACTTCGCCGCCGGGGAGGTACACGACCCCGTCCGGGGACATGCCGAGCCACGGGTGAGGCATGCAGATGTTTAGCCCGGTGTAGTCGACCCGAAACTGAGACACGTCTTGATCGGTTTGCAAGAGACGAACCATTGTTGTTTGCTCGTACACCCCAGCCGCGTCGTCCTCGTGGTCGTTGCCGTACCTCGTCATTTGATTGCCCTGAAACGTGTTCCAAAGCATGTCGGCGCACAGTTGCTCCGGCCTACAGTACTTGTTGTTTCCCGCCGCCGCACCATAGCGGGACCCAGTCAACAAGTGCTTACGAGCGTTCAACCAAAGAGGGTTGGCCTCGCCGCTCCCCTCCAAGTGCTGGGGAAACTGACGAATCTTAAGAATCTTTTGCTCGTCAAAATCGTCGAAGCGGCCGAGAAACTGAGCGACCGTGATCTGCTCTTCCGGTGGCACCGGTCGACGCTTTTTCTTGGGCAGCTGGGTCGATGGTTTGATTCGGACGAAGAGTTGCTTGGGCAGACGGAACACACTCTGCGTCGTTTTGCTTGAGGAGGCGGACGACGACATTTTTTTTTTTGGTAAAGAACTTTCCTAGTTTTTGTTTTTGAAAAAAAATGCAATTCAGAAAAGGAGATGCAAAGGAGATGCAAAAGATGCAAAATTCTCCGTTCACTTACCCACTGCTGGTTGGATCATTATTTTATTGTGCTTGGTAAAAACAAAAACAGAAATTTCTTTTTTTCACATACCAGTGTACAATACAAACTATACTCTGAATACTGGTATTTCAGAAACTTTCAGGAAAGCAAAAATATGCCGCTACCGGTGACGAAACCAGAAAATTGGGACCGGATGACACACCAAAAGAGAATAGCAACAGAGCCATATGTGCAGGTCACCCCAAAAATTGGCACCAGGGTGATGTCGACGGTGTCGAAATTAAAAAGTGTTTTAAGGGGGGTGGGCTACCGCTTACAATATGCAAATGACGCTCTGTTAATCACAAGGGCCCCTAACGATTTTACTGTGGCGGGTGCTGGATTGTCCGCTGTGAATGGTGTGTATGTCAAAGTAGGCAAGCACAACGACAGGTGGTTCGGACATTATTCCTCTCAGCTGCTGGGCAGCTTGTTCATGAGTTGGCACAACGGGGTGTGGCGAATTAAAAGTCGTCAAACAGCTCCAGATCAAAAAACAAATTACTATGCATGTGTATCGGATGCGGATATGCCACCAAATTTTGGTTGGCAAGTGGCCGGTAATATTATGGATCCAATTGTGTCCGTCGGGACGCAGGCGGAGTGGTCCACTACAATGTCCCCCCCGCCCTCGATGCAACTGGTAAATGTGTACGAGAGTGACATTGTGTACTACCGCGCCAAAAACATGGACGACATAGTCAGCGACAATACAGTGATCACGTCGAGCACGGTCGACCGTTGGGTAAACAACGGTACGTGGAAATTAAACTTCAGCCAGCCCGAGGCTCGTCTGGACGAGTTGGTCGCCCAGTGGATCGGGTCGACTAGAGAACAGTGGTTCAGCGGGTTGTCAGATATAAATGTTGACAACCGAAACGACCTCACTCAGCGCACGACCTACATGGATTGGTCGGCGGCATTTTCTGGTGGAATTTTCCCGGGCGGAGATTCGGAGGGCATGCAGTTTGAATTTCCAGCTCAACCACGTAACTTTCAGATAAACCCAAATCTTGACTATTGGATCAATGTTAGTTTTTCGTACTACGTGGAGTCCAGCCAAATCGACGAAAAGTACAGGTTTCGGTTAGTGGGGGGGGGGAGAAGTGACGATCAGTTCAACCGAATCAACGAATTATATGACTATACACCTTTCAGGTTGGCCAAGCAACTTTCCGTACCCGACTACTGGCACGACCCGTGGCAACGGGATATTTTCGATACCGTAGACGAACACAATAAAAAGGGCATCCTCACGGCGGAAACAACCGTGAAACGATACCATGCCCGAGTGCGCGCTATCCGAGATCACCTTTCCGACACCACGGTAAGCTTGTATCTGCAGGGCGTCAAAGACAAACTCACGTTTGCCACTCACCGAGACTCCAAGCTGCACATTGTGAACTTTCGGATTAGCAGCGGCGAAGGTGCATATGAACATGTCTACCCCAAACTTCTGTCTGACTCAGAAGACCTCGTGGATATCCTTGCCAGAAACGGCTACCGCATCCAATACTTTAACGACGCTCTTTTCATCACGAAAGGCTCGTCGTCCACAAGTGACATCGTGTACTACCGCGCCAAGGTCGGGGACACGGTCTCCAGCTCAACCATCAGCCGGGTCGACCGCTGGATCAACAACGGCACGTGGAAAGTGAATTTTTCCAACCAAGAAGAGGCCACCCGGGACGCGATGATCGCAAAGTGGGTTGGGTCAAGTCGCGCCCAATGGTTGGAGGGATTACCGGAAGGTTTGCGGCAAGTGCTTGAGGACAACAACTATCGCATTCAAGCCAACTTCGAAGGTCTTTTTGTCACGCGGGTTCGGGCCAGCGGAAGCGACACCGTGTACCGCCGGGCCAAGATCGGGGACAGGGTCAACACCAACACGTACAGCGCGGTGGATCGCTGGGTGAGAGTCGGCACTTTTGAGATGAATTTTGATGAAAGTTCGACACGGGTGGACCAGGCGCTGACGAAGTGGGCCGACCTGAGTCACGTCGAATGGATGGGGGGGTTGCCGGAGGGGATGGAGATGTTGCTGTCCGAAAACGGCTACCGCATCGAACCTACTTCGAACGCTCTTTACATCACTCGAGCGGCCAAGAACGAACCAAATACCAGCGACTTTGTGTACCACCGGACAATCTCGACCGACGGCTGGGTGGACGACGGAGTACGGGACGTGAACGTCAACGCCGCCGGTGGACCGGTCACCATGTCCGCGAACCGACACGTCTTCGTCTACAAGACACAACTCGTGTACGACGTTCCGGTTTCCGCCGACGCTCCAGATCCAGTTCCCGTGCCCGACGACCAGATCGTCCTGTCGTGGACTTTGACCAATGATTTGTCCGAAAGGGTAGAAAATATTGGCGGCGTCGGCGGTGGCCCAGCTGACTGGATCGGGATATTTCCAATAGGGTACGACCCGCGCACACACATGATGGACCCGGTATATAAGATTCCATATAACGCAACAGCAATTCAAGATGCATCAAATCCAGATGTTGTCTTCACGCACCGGCTTGACCAGCTGGACATCGACACCATCGGCGGGGGTGAGTGGGCGTGCTGGTACATGTTGGAAACTGCGAGTCCGCCAACTGCAACTGCAACTGCAACTGCAACTGCGAGTCCGCCAAATTTGTTCACCCCGTTGTACTTTTGCATACAGACACCGCTCCAGAAGTGGTCGGCGTCGAACGAGTTAATTCGTGATTTGATGAGCAGCAGCTCATTTAACTCATTCATGGGGAGTGGTGGCACGATGAGCAGTAACGTCGTTCACGACGAGTCGCTGCGGGGCCTGCCCGAACAGTTGAGGAAACTATTGGAGGACCGCGACTACCTAATCACAGTTACTGCGCCCGAAACTCTTTCTGTTCGGGTCGACAGCGGAGCGCAGTACGATCGCACGCGTGGAGAAGACCGGTGGGTGCTGTCGTCGTCGGGGCTGGTGGCCGGCGGAGCCACCGACACGACACAACGGGACCAGCTTTTGAAGCAGTGGGTTGGCGCCAGCCACAACGAATGGTTTGACGGGTTGCCCGAGGGGTTGGAAACCGCACTCACTAACTACGGCTATCGTCTCGGACAAAGTCATAACAGTGCTGCAAACGCCCTGTACATCACGAAGGCGTCTGAATCAACAATGTTCGAGAGCACTGTGTACCACCGATCCGAACCCGGCGATCACGTGTCCACATTGAAAGGCGTCCTGGTGGCGGCGGGCTACCGCATCCAATCTTATTGGGACAGTCTATACATCACGAAAGCTTCCATAAACGAGAGGGGCATTGTGTACTATCGCGCCAAGAACGTGGGTGACAAAGTTAGTGAAAGTACAGTGATTACGTCGAGCACGGTCGACCGGTGGGTGAACAACGGCACATGGAAGTTGGACCTTTACCAACCCAACCACTCTTTGGTCGATCAGTGGGTCGGGTCGGACCGAGCGGAGTGGTTGAAAGGGTTGCCGGAGGCTGCTACCACGACGGACACCACAAACCTGTTGGAGCGCCCGTGGGTGGCCGACGGCGTGCGGGACATGAACACGACCCGGTCGATCGGCGGCGACGCCTACGCTAACGGAACACTGGCATTGTGTTCGGACAAATTGGTGTACGTCGAATCCGAACAACTGAAGTTGTGGGTGGACAACGGACCCGCCAATGTCAACGGCAAGGACTATATCACTATCTTTCCCAAGGGCACAACTGTTGTGGGGATGTCCCGGAATTTAGGATGGTCGTCAAAACAAAATGCGACGCTGAATGTGTTGGTCAGTGACGACGGGGGGGACGGGGCATTTCAGATACCAATCGCCGACTACTTTGGCGCGGGCCAGTACGAGTGTTGGTACGTGATCGACCGCGATGAAGAAGAATATTACTTGTTGCCGGACGGCTTCACCCCGTTGTACTTTACCGTAGAGACGCCGAAAAACAGAAGAAGGGCGTTGGGCCAACTGCTCAGTGCGTGGACCGTGTCCACCCCGGCTCAGTGGTTGGCGGGGTTGCCGGAAACCACCACACTTAATTTTTTGCCTGTGGCGAACGGAAGAGCTTTGAAAGCAGATGCCAAGACGGTCGCCGCCCGAACCGCCATGAAGAACGACATTCAGGCCGCCAGCCCCGGCCAGAAGAAGGTGAAAAGAAGAGCGGCCATCAAGGCAATGTTCGAAACCACGGCAGGAT